CAGGACAGAATCATGGATCTTTGAAATGGCCTCACCAAAAGGACTCGACTCGGCCTGCTTCACAGCATCACCAACGCCACCGGGCAGAGAAAAACTGTAAATGCTGGCATCGTAAATCCTGGTGGAGTCGGAACCGCCGCCGCTAGGCATCGAAGAATCCCCACCCCTCGAGAAAACCTGAACGGCGCGGTATCCGCCCCGAAAAACAGCGGTGACTATGCCTTGAGAAACGAAGTTACCGGTCTTAGTGACAACTGTCACGTCCATCCCAACTTCAAGTTCCCGTATATCGACTGTTTCTCCAATCATTTCGACCCACCCTTCTTCTTGCCGCTCTTGGGAATCTTCGAGAGTTTTTCCTTCCCAGAGCCGTTCCCAGTATCGAGGTCAACCTCTATAGGCTTCGACTCGACAACAGGAACAGGAATCGCAACGTCAGGCTTCGTGTCGTATTTCCCGGCAGGAGACTTCCCGCCCTTCCACGCCTCGTTGACTTTGGGCGTAGACGGGTCATCAGGAGAAAAGGTGCCATTGGGCTCCCTCTCACGCTCAGGAATCTGGGAAGTAACATCGGAAATCAAACCGGACTCCACCCATGCAGTGAGATCCTCAGTCGTCATGGTCGGGACACCGCTACACGAAACCATCACTATGGCCCCACTAGCGGAAGTCAACGGCCATACCCGCTTCTTGTTCTTCAAATCATTTGGTCTGTATGCTTTCACGAATCAACCTCCTACGAGAAAGCGGGGGATGGCTTTCACCACCCCCCGCAATCAGAATCCAACTAGACAGTCGTGATGGTCGGCAAGCTGCTGACGGTGATCACGCCGTAGAACTGCGGGCGCAACATCGCTTTGGCATACCGGGTGCGGAGCCCCTTCTTGTAACCCTGGGTGTCAGGGTCGTTGAAGGTCGGGGTGGCCTGAAGCGGGACGTACGGGGCGTACACATACCCGGCATCCAAGAAGCTGTTTCCCTTGAGGCCCACGAGGACTTTGCCCTGGGTCAAGAAGGGATCTTGGTAGACGGCGTACTTGTTCGACAGCGTACCCACTCGGGTCACACCAAAGTTGCTCATCATCGGGCCGTAGCTCGAAGGCGTCACGGTGTCGGCAATCCGGTTGATCGCCATGTAGTCTCCGTGCGTGGTAAGCTGCGAGAGCAACGCACCAACTGCGGGGGACACAACCAGGAAGTTCGCCGGAGCTCTCATGCTACCGGTGTGGATCTTGGCACTCATGGCTTCAATCATCGTCAACAGGGCTCGAATCGACTCGAGTTCGCCCGGAACCGTGGCCGAATAGGAATAGGTCGCGGTGTACGCTGCACCAGCAACAAGATCCTCAATGATCTCTCTGTCGAGTTCAAGGGCGATCTCATTGGCAATCCCTGCCACGAGTTCGGTTTCAGCATTCTCGCCGTGAAGCGCACGAAGGTCATCCAGAGCCTCGGCAGACCAAACTGCCTTGAGCTTCCGGGTGACAACTTCGAGAGTCGTCATCGTAATATCGATGCTGATCTCAGGAATCTTGGCAACCTGGTCGGCCCCTGCGTAGGTCGTGGTGGAGATCCCTGCGCCCGGAGCAGTGGTGGAACCCACTTTCTCGCTATCGTAGGTGTACTCCATCCAAATCACGGTCGCTGCGGTCGGAATGTTTCCGGTCGTGTCAAGCTGCCACCCACCGGTGGTCAAATTGACGGTGAAGCTCGCACCATCGCCAGTACCGGAATCAACGCCGGCTGCACCAACGGAACGCTCCTTGGCCACACCACCAGTAACCCAGTGAGCAGTCACTCCAGCGATCCCCTTGTTCGCATTGATATCTGCGATCGGAAGCCACTTCAGAGGGATTCTCTCTTTCGGGTTCGTGCCATCAACCCACTTGACCTTCGTGCCGTCGACGTTCGCTGCGGCAACTGCCACGTGATAGTCGACGTACTCGGAGGAGTAGTGCGTGTCGAAGTCTTCAATCAGGTTGTCGCTGGCTGCAACGGTGCCCTTGGCGTCGACGTACTTATACTCGTACGTGAACACACCACCAACAGGGGCGGTCATGGGCTGCACACTCACGATCTGGTGCGCAATCAGGTTCGGGAACACCCGACGAAGAATCGGGAAGATGTACTTCGTGAACGAACCAACGCCGGTGCTCAGGGTTTCTTCGTTCAAGCCTTCCAGCCAGGACATCTCGTTCTCCAGGATGATCCCCATGGAGCCACGCTGGTAAGGATCATTCAGACCCTCCAGAAGCGGTGCCCATTTGGAACACACTTGCTGGATGTACGACTCGTCAAGAGCCGTCTTCTTCAGCTTCCCTCGTTGTTCAAGAATCTGTCTTGCGTCCATGATCTCTCTCCTTCTCGGTTTCAGACTACCACTCACAGTCAAAGTGACTGAACAATACCCAGTTCAAAACGAATCTTCTACTTTGTGGCATCACCTTACCGATCAACCCGGTGATCTGCGCGTCAACAGCAACAAGCGGGAAGAACAATCTACTGGTCCTTGAGCCCACTCAATCTCTTGATTTTCCCAATGTCAAAACTGATACCAAGGCCGTCGAAATCCTCAGTCAATGCCCCTGTCGGGCCTGAATCGACGTGGCTGGAGTCATCGGTGTCGTGCCGAACCCTTGTCCTCGTTGCACGTTCCCTGGCCTCCTGCATGTCACGCCTTGCCATTTTGGTCCGCCCATTCGACTCGACAAACCGATCAACAGCTTTTCTCGAATCGAAGTCCTCCATCTCATCCACCAACTCCAGGCCATTGACGAACCCAACAGCGGCCCGAGCCTTGTACTCGGACAACTTCAGTTCTTCAATTTCCTCATTGAGCTCGTCGATCTCGGACTTCCGCTTGTTCGCCGAAGCAACAGCCTTGGCAATCTTCGCATCCGCAGCCTCGGAGAAGCCACGCAACTTCTGAATCTTGACAACCAGTTCGTCACGCTCGGCCCGGACACCGCCCAGTTCGGATTCGAGTTCGCCAATACGTTCCTCGAAGTCCCCGGACAGTTCACTCTTCTTCGCCAATTCACGATGTTCGGTCACGTCACGGAACTCGTCGACAAGATCCGCAAGGGCTTCTTTCAAGTCCTCAAGACCATCGAATCGTCCATAGTCACCCAGGGCCGTCTTGATCGTCTTCTTCATCGGATGGCTTCCGACCTGGCGCTCGACAAACAACTCGTACCCGGCACGCTTCAGGAGAGAGGTCAACCCCTCAACCTTATCGCTGACACCGGACAGTTCCATTTCCTTCGCTTTCAGAGCATCACGCAGGGCAGGAACATCGCTGTCGCCTCCATACTCCTCCAGCATCCCGGCGATATGACGGAGAACCGCCACGGCACCACCACGCCTCGGGTCCGAATCGAACCCTTCCCTGAGGTCCGCCTCGATCTCGTCCCTGGACTCGGTGAGGGCAACGGCAAGCTGCCGCTCGAACTTCTCAGTCATATCCTTTCGCACAGAACCAACATGCGATTCAAGGGCATCCTCGACAGCCTTCTTTGCACGTTCCTCGGCCTTCTTCTCCTGGTCGCCTGTCACACTCTCCACGATCTGGTCAACCAACCCAGGAAACTCGTGACGAAGCGTATCAGCGGTGAACCGGAAGTCCTCGTCCATATCCTCGCTGAAAATCTCAGGATAAGCACTCTTCACAGCAGGGTCCGCAACGAAGTCAAACGTCTTCAGGACAAAGTCCTCACCAACGACCTGACGACCATCTGAAGCCTTCGTGATAGTACCGAACCCACGAGAACTCACAGCCACACTCCCACCGGCCAGGATAATGGCTTTCAGGATCTTCCCGTTTGGGGTATCCAGAACCTCGGCCTCACCGTGGATCTCGCCGTCGTTCTTCACGTCCAACGAAAGCATCATGTGAGAAACCCTGGCCAGCTTCGTCTTGCCGTCTGCCGGATGGTCGAGTTCGCCATACACACGCCGCTCGCCCATGTCTTCCTTCAGGCGGGCAGTCTCGCGAACCATGACCTTCCGAGTATACACTCGTCCGTTCTTCGTGGCCTCATCGACAAGCCCGAATCGCCCACGGGCAATCACCCGTCCGTCCTCAGACTCAGTTAGGCTCAGTTTGATCGGGCAGCTTTCAATGAGTAGTTTCTTCATTATCGTCTCCAGTCCTTGTACTTGAACGGCGTCCTGTCAACACCGAACACGCCAGCCACTTTCTTCCGCTTCACCTTCTTAGAAACCTTCCGCCGAGTCTTGTTCCCATCCCCGTACAACGACAGGATAGGCAGGATTAGACCAGCAAGCTCGCGCCGCCCACTACTATAAGCGGTGCGGCGCTTCCTGCCGGTTTCAGTCAGTTTCCCGCTTGCTCGTCGATCTTCTTCAGGCCGGTGGCAATCACGGACATGACAGGCTTGGCCCTCTCGAAGAAGTCTTCATCCGAGAGACTCTCGGAAAGAACACTCCTGAAAAGGTCGGCCATGGCGTCTTCCATGACTTCCCCAGCGGACTCGTCGTCCAGGTGCCACGCCACAAGCTCGACCACGTTGGCCAAAGACTCGATTAACCCGTCATAGCCCGTTCGTGTCTTCGTGTTCTCGAGGATCGAGGCGAACTCTTCGGCAACACTGGACATCGCAGTTTCTTCCGAGGAGGCAAGGCGCTTCTTGAGCCGGCTGATCAAGTTGCCTTTGCGGGCACGCTTGCGCATCAGCTTTTTCGCCCCAACCTTCTTGTACTTGCGACGACCCATCTTGATCTTCGCACGACGCTTGCGGCGAGAACGCTTGTCCTTCAGCTTCGCAGCACCGGTCTTGATTTTCTTCTTAATGATCTTCCCAGCGGCGGAAACCATTTTCTTGAACCGCTCGGTGATCTCGCTGGCATCGTCCTCATCCAACGCAGGATCGATCTGCTTCGATTCCAGGTCGGCAAGGAACTCTTGCGCCGTTTCGAGATCCGCAGACTCGAGATCAAGATCCTCGATCCGGTCCAGAAGCTCAGTCGTGACGAAGGGACCGTCAATGGGATCGTACTCCCCGTCACCGGACCCTGCGTTGTTGTCGCTCTCGACAACCAACCCGCCGTATGCAAGCTCGGTTGATGTCTTCGTGGCCATGCGAACCATGTTGTCCCGGTGCTTGCCAATACCGAGAGCCTCGAACTGTTCTTCGAGAGTCTTGACTTTTCTGTCCTTCAGCATCCTCAGTCCTCCTTGGTGGCACCAATCTTAGCCACGTAACCCTCGACTATTACTAGATCCACGAGCCGTCGAGACAGAGCATCGTGAACTTCGGCCATAACACCGATGTCTTTTTTTCGTGCAACTCGCAGGAGGCTCCTCCCGAGAGCGGACAATGTTCCGACGTCTTCAACCAACGACTTCATGGACCGTGTATCGAACAAGTCTACAGGCCCGGATCCTTTCAGCGTATTCTCAGCCTTCTCAAGAATATCTACCATGAAACCGATAGATTCTTCAAGCTCAATTCGCATGTCAGCCAATCCATCCGACTTCATCGAAGAAAACTTGGCAGACGGGACGACACTTTCCAGCTTCGCCAAACTCCCATACAAAGCCTTCCGAACAGCGTCACGGTTGTCATCGTAACGCAGCAACCAGTCTGGCTCACCGGACAGGTCTTCGAGCATTGGAACAGAGAAGTCGGAGGCCCAATACGAACCGTCCTTCTCAGCCAAAGCCGAAACTAGGCGCAATCGATTGCGTGGAACCTCACCAGAAAGAATGGCATCCACGGCATCACCGAGACTCTCCCCAACGAACCGGACCACGTTCTCTCCGACAAGTGCTGAATCGATCTTCGTCGTTGTCTCGACAGCCAGCCCGTCATCACTTTCCTTGAACGTGATCTCGTACGTGTCATTGCCGACAGCGTAAACGGAAGAATCCGGCTTCGTCGACAGCAAGACTGCACCATCATGGTTGACCACCACAGCAGCCGTTCTTGACTCAGCGATAGACTCAAACGAGCCCTCACGGAGCCGGTCAAGTTCATCTCTCGGTATGATCGTACCCATGGCTTCCTCCGGTGTCCTTTCTGTTCCCAGACCTAGCAGCGAACCCGGAACGGGTCATCCGCTCCATCCTCTTCATCGAGGGGCGTCCAGACCGGACCGTTCGCTCCAAGTCATCTATCCTTTCCAGTAAAACCTTACTTGTTGTGAGGAGTTCGTCAACAGCTTTCGAGACACCTTCCTTCGTTTCGTCCTTCGGGGGCTCGGGCTCCCCAGCAGGGTCAACGTCGGGGTACTTCTTCATGATGGCGCTCTGGACCTCTGCATTATCCATGGCGTCACCCTCCATCTCCTTTTTCTTCGCATCAATCACGAACAGGGCATCGCCGTCGGTGAATCCAAAGATATTCTGAAGCCTCCACTCTTTCGGGAACAGTTCACTCAGCCGGTCGGCGGCATCGGCACGTGCGTTCAATAACTCGATCTGAGCCAACTCGAATACGGCGGAAGGCGTCGACATCTCCTCGTCGTGGTCTACCGAATCAGGATCTATGCCGACAATGGCAAGGTGAATATCGTCCAGGCGCTTGTATCCGTTCCTAATCTCTCGCTGTAGCCGCATCACGGTCCTGGCGAACCGGACATCTTCCTGCGACAACGCTGCCCTGCTAGTGTCCCCACCGAAACCCAGGTAGGCCCGAGGAACCTTCACAGCCGAGAACAGCTTGCCACGGTAGTATTCTAGATCCTCGACGGCCTGGTAGTCAGGCCCACTGACTACATCGATCCTGGCTTGCTCCACACCGTTCCGCATCGGAAGCCAGAAATCTTCGTCTGGCGACAACGGATTGGTGCGATAATCGACCCTCCCACTCGAGGGCTCAAAGACTTTCTTCTTCTTATACATTCGCTTGACACGGTTGATATGCGCTACGGCTTCAGGCGACGGGAGATCGCCCACGTCAATGTAGTAGGCGAACCTTGCAGGGCTCCTGGTGAGCTTGTAGACAAGGGCAGAATCTTCGGCCATAACCAGACGACGCCACACCCATCTCGCAGACTCAAGAACGCTCCAGCCGTAAATCGACCTGACAAACTTTCCCATCAACCGCCAATGAATAACCTCCCAGGGATGAAAAGCGGTCACGCCACGCATCGACTTCCCGGAAGCCAGGATCTCCTTGAACTCATCGATCGTGACAGAAAAATTCCCACTCGAGTCCTGCATAAACCCGACAAGTGAGCCCTTGTCAGTCTCTACCCTTCGCATGGTCGGTGGAGGGAGAAGGTTCAACCCAATCACCCCAGTCTCATCTGCCAGGACTTCACCGTAACAGTTCCCGTACTTCGCCACGGTCCTCGAAACGAGGTAGACATCTTCCTCTGTCCGAAGCCTTTTCGTGTGCAACTCAGTTAGAACGTCCCGGACCTTCTTGTTCTTCGAGACAGGCCATATCGACCGCTTGTGCTTGAAGTCTGGGATCGTCGCATCGTCCGCATAAATATCGAGAACGCTGCCCAACTCGGGGTAGTCATCCATGTCCTCGTAATCAGCGAACCGCTCCATCATACTGTCTGAGAGCTGGAGAATGTCCTGCAGGGCACTTTGGCCACCCGACCCACCACCAAGTACGTTCCCTGCCATTTGACCAGCAGGAACGAGACTCACGGCTGTCGTCTCACCACGTTTGAGCTTAGCGGCCTTCTCCGACGAACCGGAATCAAACCACTTTTGCACAAGTGCTGTCACGCCAGATTTGAGGCCCATTGCTATCCTATGATAATGGGGAGCGGATCATTTCTTCCGATACTCGGACCCCGCTCCTCTTTCCCTGTCACCGGTCTGCTTTTCCCTATCACCCAGGACACGTCATCCTTTTGCGAAGACTCTTGGTCCCCTGCGTAGATCGGACCATTCAGCTTCGACAGATTCAAACCCATCACTACACCCGCCACAGCATCGGCAACATCCTTGGAACCGGCGACGGGGTGATCTACCTTGCCCGCCAGTCTGTCATACTCCAAAGACTCGACTTCTTCAAGTAAAGGCTTGTAATCGTAAATCCGAATCCGGTCCTCGTAGAACGCACTCTTCAGAGCATCATAGGCATCCGTTGTCCTGTCAACAGACAATATCTTCGAGTTCAAGACACGCTGCTTCATGTGCTGGAGTGTCTCGGCACTCTGGTACGAATCCGTTGAAAACCCGCTCAGGCGAAACCCATGACCCATCAACTCGTAAACCAGCCGCCTCACGTCGGGAATGTATATCTGCTCGTTCGGTGGAGGGATGATTCGCAGCATGAAGTCTATCACGATAAACGGAGCAACGTCGGTGTAAACAGTACCGTCTCTGGCACGCCTCACAACCTCTACCGTCCTGGCAATGTGCCCCATGGCAAGGCCCGTACAGTCACCACTTAGCGACGGGTCTATATGGATGTGCCTCGCCGCACCTGGGTTCATCCTTGGCTGCCACACGGCCTCCTTGTGGCCACCGCGTAGCCTCCGCTCTCCACGCACAGCAATCTTGTCCCAGATAAAATCACCGTGAACGCCGTACGCAAACTCCTGGACAGTGAACGGATGCTCCCTCTTGTCAATGCAGTTGTGGACAGCTTCCTTCCGGTGAATAAAGGGGCTGATAGCGTGCGTACTGACCCCGGCAATGTCCCGAATCGCACTCTCAAGATCCCTCGTAAAATCCTCGTAGTATTCCACCGGCACGTTGATAATAGTGGAGTCCTCGTCAACGTAAGCAGCCTCATCTACCTCCAGGACACGGGAACTCGACGAAGATGACCCAACCAATACCCTGAACGTCTCTCCACAATAATCCGACTCTGCCCGAACATCCCAGGCAGCATAGTCCATCACGAACACGGAAAAATCCTTCTCGACCTCCTTGATCCGCCTGTCAATAAACGAATTGAGCGTGTTCGCCGAACTAAGCAAAATCATCATCCCCGGAAGATCCGACGACGCCTTCAGGAACCTCGACTTGATTCTTCGGATCAGACTGGCATAGGTTTTCTCGGCAAGGTCGAATGAGGCCACGGTCTTTTTCTTCCCACCAGTCTCGGCCATGACTTGACCCTTCGTCGTCATAAAGTTGGCCTCATCCATGCAGTTATGGCTGCAAACAGGTGGCAGGTCTTTGTCAAGCCCAGTATAAAACCTGTGAGTCCCCGGCACGTTGACAACATCGTAGACATCGATGGGCTTCCCGTATTCGCCTATCTCAAGAACCTCGGCACAACGAACATCATCTTTTTGCAACAAACGATCGCCTACAGCCAAGTCATCGGCGTAAACCCAATCAAAAACCCCTCCCCTGAGAACCATCCACCTGTGCTCCTTCGTGCATAACAATCTCTGACCGGTAGACAACCGAACAGGGCGCACTGGCTTCCTTCCTGTCATCTGCACCATCACGTCACCGGAAAGGTACTCGTGGCCATCATCATCCGAAGTCCACACAGAGACACTTTCCCCGACCAAACCATCTATCCGCTCTGGGCCGTTCGCTGTCCATACCAGATGCTCGCCGGACAGACACCCTCCGACGATGTTCATCCCGAGGACTCTGTCCGAATTGCAGCTACCGATCGTGAGGCGGATATTCTCCGGGAACTCCGTGTTGTCCCGGCCATATTTCGGCTTGAAGTTCTCAGTGAAGTAAGGGGAGATTTTCAACTTGTCATCAATCGCACTCTTCATCACGGTACGGGCAAGGTGAAGGCTTTTCGACATGGCAGCAAACACGATCTCGGAACCAGGGCTCAACCCGTACGCCAACTGCGGAGAACGCAGGCACGAGATCAAGTAGAGCATCCGGCACACTCCGATCGAAGCAAACGTCGTCTTCCCGATACCGATGGCTCCGGTAAGGATCGCTTCCCGGTAGGCATTGCCGTCATCGATCTCAATCAAATCACGCCGCAGCTTTGGAAACAACGTCTTGCACGAGTCTCCGAGATAGTACGGGTCCGTCAAGAACGTGGTCATCGAAACAGGATCCCGCTTCCACCTATACTCCCGGCAAGCATCTAGAATATGGGTGTCTCCCCGCCTCATGTCGTCGAGAAGCGCAGTGACCAACTCACGCTGATCCGGGGTCATATCGTCCATCTCTTTCTCGAGAATCGCCCGCTCCTCGCCAGCAGTCCGCACAGACCGTCTCGAAACACGGCCACTCGGATCCTTGACTTGCCGGATCAATTCACGTCCTCATCCCTCATCGAATCAAGCCGGAGCAAACTCTCAGCAATGGCCAGCGCTTTCCCGGTTGAATTCGGGTCACGCATCCGCAGTGCGATCTGTTCCCCGTACCTTTCAGCGATATCCTCACCAAGCTCCGGCCTCACACCCAGGGTGCCCAAATTCCTGCCACCGTCCAACCCGAGGTCCATCTTTATATCGTGCCTCTTCTGGAGTAGCGCAGCGGCCAAGGCAATCTCCTGATTCATGTGCCTATTTAGGATACGTGTTTTCTGCTCGAACGACCCACCAATGTCGATCCGGTCCATCTGCTTCTTGAACAGTTTTTCAAGCCACTCAAGCTCGTCAACGCCACGTTCAATCTCAAGACTGGCCTTCCTGGCTGCCCTCGGGAGAAGCTCGCCCGAACGCCTCGCCGGTGGCAGGTCATTCCTGTACCTGGACAACACGACAACAAGACTATCCCTCGCCATGTCAGTGCACTCTGATTTTTCTTCGTGGAGCCACTTCGCAATGTCAGGCATAGACATGCCGTGGAAGATCATATCGTCAAGCTCGGCCCGGCACTCAAGGTCAAGGAAGCGGGCATGTTTCTTCTTCTTCGGAGCCCGCTTCTTCTTCGCCTTTACCTTGTTACCAACGTCGTCAACTGACTTCACCATCATCAACCTCGCCAATGATGCTGTCAGCCACCACAGTCACTGCTTCAAAAAAAGCGCCAGCATCTACGCCCGCAGCGTCTACCTTTTTCATCATGGATTCTACAGCCTTGAAGGCCTTGGCGTCAACCTCCACGTACAAGTGCTTCTTGCCGCCCCAGTCAAAGTACATGAAGTGCTTCTCCACGGTCTCGCCGTACTTCCTGAAAATCTTGTGAAGAATCTCACTCATGTTGTCAACCGTACGAAGCTCCGCATCCACGTTGTCAAGCTCGTTCTGGAACTCATCCACAGCCTCTTTCGGGAGCCCGGCATCAACCATGCTTTTCTTCGTCGATTTGATCAGCTTCAAAAACTCGGCATCATCGGCGAAACCCATCATCTCAGCCATCAACTCGTCGTCGTGTCGGTCCGAGACATCGTTGTAAAGCTCCAGGAACTTTCCAGGGTGAAGAGAGCCCTTGATGATATTCAGGCGCATCGTCTCAAACTTCTGGCGGTCAACGTCCTGCCATTTCTCGTCCGACAGCACCACGCACGGGATCTCCTCGTACCCAAGCAGCTTGCAGGCGGCAAACCTGTGGGCTCCCCCAATGATCCTGTATTTGTCACCGTCCGGCACCACCTGGATAGGGTCAATCATGCCCGAGTTGGTGATATTCTCGACAAGCAAGTCGAACTCCTTGTCTGTCATCACATTCGGGTTCCACTCGTTTGCATCAATCTTCCCAACCGGGATCTCCACGAAGTCTCCACCCAGCATAATCAACCTCCATTGTCGCAAGCAAATATAATCCTGACGGCACCATACGGCTCGGCCAAGTCCATGCCGGCCTGTGCACCAAACCATTGAGAAGACAACCTCACGCCCCACTCAGATCGCAAATGCGGCCTTTCCCTGGCCTCATCCCTGTATAACGCAATCGATTGCGCCTTCAAACCGACCTCTTCTTCCGTGAGTTCCATGTAGGCCGTTGCCTTGAATTCATCTACCTGTCTCGATGACTGTGAACTTCCTCCCGGAACAAAGTAAGTCATAACAGTCAAGCCCCTTGAGGCGATCATGCCCGCCCTGTGGACCGCACGGTGGTCCTGGTGGAGATCCCCGTGGTCAGGCAACAAAACAACATTCGGCTTGAACGCCAAAACCGCAGCCTCTATGTGGCGCAGCACGTCGACGAAGTGGCCACCAACCAACTCGTCTGGGAAGGCGGAAGGGAACAGAGCCCCATAGCCCAATAATTCTCGAACACTCTCTGCGTACCCACGAGCATCCTTCGTGAAGATACCACCATATTCATGCGAATAGGATCTCCCCGCAACAAAAACAACCGCTGCGTCGGCACCCTTCCTGGCAAGCAACCCGCCACAGCCAAGAACTTCATCATCGTAATGTGGAGCTACCACCAAAACTCTTCCACCTATCTGCATACAACACCCCCTTGCTAGACATCTTCTGGTAGTGTTTTACTGCCAGGACGTTGCAATACAACGCTATCTTTTCCAACATCTATCCACCCTGCATTGAGGAAAGCATGACGCAAAGACACATCTGGAATCAACTTCATTATCCCGTCAACGTCCGCATCGTGAGCCATCGCCATCCTTGCTTCCCTCAGAGAAAGGGAAGGTGCTGTTATGTTACCAGCCAAATCAGCAAGCCACCTCGTCACCCTGACCTTCCTTGAATCCACAGCCGCACCCCAACAAACAGACACCATTCGCCTCGCTACATTCTCCACATAGAACGTGTCCTCAAACCAATCATACGCCCCGGAATCAGCCACCGCCCTTCTTGCAAAAGGAACATCCAAAACTATCTTGCGGAGCATAGCAACCAACCCTTTCCAGTCACCCTTCTCAACAACAAACGGATAGTTCTCTGGCAGCAAACCGTCAAGCCATGGGAACCGCATGAACACTCCAACCAAACCAGAAGCAAACATCTCCCACCAGCTAACCCCACCACTCTCTGTCTCCGAAACACAAATGAAAACATCCGCACTCTGCATAACTGGCAAGTAGTCTTTCCCGTCCATGTCATAACGAACACCCAGAAAGCCGCCACCAAGAGACTCGATAGCCTTCGACTCCGTGCTTGGTGACTCCATCGTTGTAATCAGAAAGCGCAAGTCAACCCCAAGCTCCCTGACCCTCTTGGCTGCTTGGATTTGCCGGTCAACATTCTTGACTTTCGCCGAAGTCAACCTTCCACCGTAGAACACAACAGGGGGATCGTTGACATGGCCTACTTTCTCTATGACCTTGATGTCAATGGGCAGTCCGACCACCTTTGCTTCCGAGAACTTCACTAGCGTACTAGGTCGCAAAACCTTGCCCAGCGCCCTGATCCACAGTCGTTTCTCGTTCTCAAAAGTGAACGTCGGAACATCAACAAGCGCACCGAGACACTCCTGCATCTCTAGCGCCCACCGTCCACAAAACCACTTCTCTTCAACCAAAATGTCACTGGCGATATTCACAATCGGCACGTCCACCAAGTAAACGCTATCAGACATACCAAAGCCGGACACCATCGCCTTTATGCTTGGGCTAAACGAAGGTATCCAATTCAGAATCACGTCAACAACAGGGAGCCCTCTTCTCTGTCCGAAGAAATGAGCCATCTCCGGCGTTGGAGCCATGTATAGCCACGGAGAAGACAACATCTCAACGTCCACTGCATGCAAACCTTCGTACAGGTCATCCCTTACAACCCAATCCACCCAACCAACAACCTTCCTTGAATCGATCTTCTGCCGTCTGTACGGAATCGGTCGAATAACAGTTACATCGCAGCCGAAGTCAACCATCGCCCTAGCTAGACGCAGGGCAGAAAGAACGCTACTGCACGAACCGACAGGATTCATCCAATAATCAGGCACCACCAGCACTCTCAAAGTCTCTTTTGGCGATCTGACTGCACCATTCACAAAAACCATCGCTATACCCCCATGCAATCGATTGCGCCAAACGTGCCACCGGACACAGGCGAAAAGTCGACAGGACACTGCACTACTATGCTGTTTCCGTCACCACACCCGACGACTAACATCCCACCATCCACAAGAAAACACCCAGGGGGCTGAACATGCTTCGACACGCTAACCGGCGACGAAAACATAACCACGATCCCTTCGCTCAAAGAAAACGCTAGAGGGTAAGGAGCCGACAATGCCCGTATAAACCTAGCCACCCGAAGCGCAGGAAGCGACCAATCAATCTCACTCTGGCTCGGAACTCTCTGCTTCACAACACCGGAACCAGCAAAAGCACCAACAGGAACAACGACACTGCCAGCCATAGCAGCCTCAATAGCAACACCAGACTCTTCCCGGCACACATCTGCAACCTTCCTATGAAACCAAGTGGCATCGACGTCGCTCGGAAGACTAAATACTGATTGGTGAAAAACGTCCCCTTTATCAACCTCTCCTGTCATCCTAAAGAACGACACAGCGCCCTCGCTTACCCCGGACATTACTGCCGCAAACACAGGAGCCCCACCACGACCAAACGGCAACCTTGAAGGATGGACACCTACACACAACCACCTACCCCAAACATCCTCGTGAACCATCAAAGACCAACCACAAAACAGAACCACATCTGGGGACAATCCTTCCAGGAACCGGACAAGATCGCTCTTGCGTGCTTTCCACTTCACCTGGAGAGCTCGATGAACCTTCACCCTCGCCCGTATATCACTCAAATGAACAAACCCTGACTGCGTTGGATTATAGTTGTGAATGACCCCGCACACCCCACCAAGACCCTCTATGGCTGCCAGTCCCCAACCGTCATTTGTAGCCACAACAACTCTCATGTCTCCACCAAGTTAGGAATCCAAGAAAACACCCGCTCAAACATCGCCATCCTCCAGCTTACTGTAATCCAGGCGATAGACAGGCTCCGGTCCATCCAGCACATCCTCTATGGCCGGATGGCTCATAAGATAATCGTGAATCAGCTTCCTTGTGATCCACCGCCCAATGCTCTCCTTCTTGACACTTCCACCCTCCTGCTCCAGTCTCCTGATCACCTCAGATAATGAAGCCTCCCCACCGGCAGAAGCAACCTTCTTCAAGAAACCTCTCGTCCTTACACTCTCCCTAGACATCTTTCTGCCGAGTTCAACCGCATCGACACAATAGTCGTATACCCTAGAATACATCGCATACACATCCAGGTGCTTCACTCTATCGTAGCCACCCCACTCCATGAATCTCGACTGCTCCTTTGGCCAATAGCGAACCACACGAACCAACATAGCAACCAAGTCGGCCTTGTTGCTCCATATATTCCAATAATCCACCGGCAACTCGGGAAGCCAAACAGAATCTTGCGCCAACTCAACAACATCCAACGCCATTGCCTCTACAGACTGCGTAACACCGGCTGCAGTGCCACCAAGAACCATAACGTGAGCACGTGACAGGATGTCAAGGAAATCGTCCCTAGAACAGTCCGTCTTGATCGAAACTCCAATATCCTCCAAGGGGACACGAATCGAATCCGCTACCAAGGAATCTGGAGTGGTGACAACAATATCTACGTCACACCCCAATCTGAAGAGATCGATCAGCGCCCCGGCTATGACCTCCGAATTATGAACACCATTCAGCCTCGACCCAAACACCACAGTCAGTTTCTCGTTCTTCTTTGTTCCGGCGAACCTTTCTCGCAACTTGACAACTTCTGGACACACAGGAATGACCGTTGACCTATCGAGGGAAGAATTCATATATGAACCCTTATAGATACCCCCAAGCCGATCCACGTAGGACTGACGGTCCTTCTCCCCAATAAAAATCTGCCTGTACCGGGAACAAAAGTCTATCCACTTCGAGCTTTTCATGTAGTAAAACATCGGGTGCCACAGAACAACGGGAACATTGAACGGGCTCTCCCCCTCCAACCTGAAACTGTTGGCAGCAAGGTCCACCGTCAATGCCTGTTGCGGAGAGTTCACGAGGACAGCATCAATCACATTCTTTCCGTCCTCTATACTGAACAAATCCCCTATGTTTCTCATGCTACAGAAGGACAGCGGGCCGTCATCTCTCCAAACGGTAGACCTCGGCAATGTGCCAGTAGCACCAATGGTCCCCTTCGGGACAACGACGTGGTTCCAACCACGGTCCTTGTTGGCCTCAAGCAGCTTTATGATCTCCGTCCAGTCCCCAGAATGGTGTAGCTTCGGATGTGTGGAAGGAACAACCATCAACCGTATCCCTTTACGCCCCATACTTTTTCTCCAAAATAGCATCAAGTCTTCGACTCAACCCGAAACCGGCAGCACTATCAACAGCAAGCAGAGCAATCAAACCATTCAACCTGGTCGGAACGTGCTCTATTGCGAACCTGCCACAAACAGAATCCCTCGTGCCGGAAAGCAACCCAAGAAACCTATCAGCCACAAGTAACGCCCCTGCATCCCTCGGCATGATGCGCTCGCCACCACCCGGATAGTCCGCAAACATCTTTGTCCCAGGAATCGGAATCACGAAAGGCTCCACAGCAATATCCACACCCATCTCTATCCAATCGACACACCGAACAGCCGTGCTCTTGATATCCTCCACTGTCGTCATCGGAGAAAAGAGGATCACGTTAGCGAACACCCCGATACCAGCAGACAACGAAGCATCTATGGCAAAGTCCGCCTTGTCGGAAGTGAAGCCCTTTTGGAACTCGGCAAGAACACTGTTGCTATACGATTCCACGCCGTAACACACAACCCTCACACCAGCAGAAGCCATCAAATCGAGAATGGACTTACTCACCTGATCAACCCTAGTAATGACCGTGAACCGGAGTCTACGCCACAGAGAATCCGCAAGCCTCTTACTGATTATGGCACGAAGCAAAGACACACCGGAGCGCCTCGGAATAAAGAAATTGTCATCCGAAAAAACAACCTGCCTGACATCGTGTGAGGCCAAAGCTCTGTCTATGAACCCGAGAACGGAATCCTCAGACACTCGCTCTACCCTCACCTTGCACTCATAGGAAAAATCAAGGAACATAGGTGACGAACAAAAAGAGCAGGAATAAGGGCACTTGTTTCCGCTCACAACACGGATAGACCTGATCTCCTCAATGGGAGGGTCTTTATATCCCTCCTCCATTCGGTCCCAGTACGCCTCGTAAGGCATCGACTTGACATCTATCCTCTCGTACGCCAAAGCTAACTGCTCTCCCGTCAACGGAGAAGACGGGGAGTTACGGACAGCAACACCGTCACGAACAACAGCCATGCCGTTTGTGCTCAGAGCCCTATCAACACCTCCGCCCGCAAGACCATTGACAAAGGAAGCCAGCGCCACTTCCCCCTCTCCCATGCAAACAGCATCAACGCAGTCATTACTCAGAACATCCTCATACGCCAACGAGGCATGAACCCCACCGAAAACAACCAAACAGCGACCTACCTCCTTAGCTGTCCTAGCAACTTCAAGGTCGAAACCAAAAGTCCAATACGTCGTACTTACACCGACAACATCTGCCAAAGAGAAAAGGCGCTCAATCTCAGAGGCAGCATCAATAACAGGATCTACAACATCGCAACGAATCGACTCAGACCGCAACCAGCCAGCTATCCTATGGACACCCAAGGGCGGCGAAATAAACCCGGCAATCCTATCTGAACGACCCTGGCTCGGGCCAACCAAAACAACCCTCACGGCAATCTCCTACAAAAACGGACTGTAATCGGCCAAAGCAGAATCAAGCACTTCGTTATGCTCCACGAACCGGCACGAGGGGCACCTCGCCACCACGGACTCGTCCTCAAACAACTTGCAGATCCTTCTTCGATTCTCGCCCAACCATATCTCTAAAAAGGTATTCTCATGCAGCGAACCGAAGACAATATCGTCATGCACTTGCTTGAACCCGTCCGCACCTTCCTGCATTGCCAAGGCACAACAAACGTAGACCAGCCCATTGGCCGCCACATGCGCAACAAAATTGTGCGATCTGCAAGCCGAAAAAGACCTCTTGTTGTGGTCTTTGTCCGTTCTCGACGTGTAGACACTGAAAGAGTCCGATTCCATCACCTTCGATTCTTCGATGTGCCCAATGGAACTAGGGAAGTCACGGTCAAGAACATCATACGAATCCTGATCGTGAATCATGGCCTTGAAGTGGACATAGGAACACCCAATGCTCTTGGCAATGTGCGCAGCGGTAACAATCTCGTCCACATTGCTTTCGCTCACAATGAACGAATACCCGATCACCATCGAGCTATTCGACTCTCGCAACACTTTTATGCCGTCCATTACGGCGGCAAACCTGCCATGGTCGCAACCATGGTCCTTTGCGTACGTCAACGGAGAACCAGCATCCACACTAACCCGACACCAATCAGCGCACTCAGCAATGGCTGACCTCTTGTCAGGGTCCATCAAGCCATAGCCGTTCGTAATAACACCGCTCCGCAAACCGAGGCGGCTTGCTTCTCGTAAAGCAGGAGCAAAATCCGGCGAAACCGTGGGCTCCCCACCGCCCTCCCAGACAATAGACTCACCACCAAGGGACTTAAAGTCGGCCAATAAAGACCGGACAACATCCATGTCAAGACTCGAAGCTCTGTTTGCTTCACGCCTTACCTTGTCACTGCACCACCAACACTTCAGGTCGCAAGCATTTGTGAGGTGGACCTCAGCCGTCACCGGGCCAAAAGGCTTCCCTTTTTGCAAGTCGGATATTCTTGAAGCATACTTCAAAACCTTGAACTTCCCATACTGTCTCTTCATCACGCCACCTATAGAAAATTCTTCGTCTTAGACGTTCTCGCCCCATGGAACAATTTATTGAACTTCGTCATCCTGCACACCGGGCAATTCTCGCTACAAAAATCGGCATGTCTAACTAGATTAGCCTGGTGCTTCCTCGCTTCCCCCAGCCAGATACTCATGAACGTGTCATCGTTCAAATCACCAATCGGAGGCCACGAATCTTCCACATTCAGCCGCCCGCACAAATAAACCTTCCCCGAACCGTCCACAATCGCACTCAAACTGTGGGCAGAACACGGCAACCCGGCATTGCCACAAACCCCATTCTGCTCAAGCCCAGAAAGCATTACATCGAACACATCTGACTTCAGAGACTTCAAGCCATCAATGGGAACAAGGTGCTCTCCCCTCATGTCGTCATGATCTATGACTGACCGCAACTGAACATAGTTCACACCGAGATCCCTGAGCTTCACCACGACCCCGAGGAGATCCGAAGACCCATGCCTCGTCACGACAAAGCTGACCCCGACAACCGGCCCCGTTCTGGCTACTCTGGCGATATTGTCAAGCACCACACCAAACAGACCTGTTCGACCGCCGGCCTTCATCTCCGCAAACTCAGCATCCGTACTCACGTCCAAAGAGAATCTGATCCAGTCGAAGCAATCGGCAACCTCGACAACTTTCCTCGACACACCGTTCGTAATCAACCCGACAGGAAGCCCAATCTCTCTTGCGTACCTCACGACCTCGACAAACCCAGGATGGACAGTCGGCTCACCACCACCCTCAATCGTCACGCCACGCACACCAAACTCCTTGAAGTCTTCTAGTAGCCCGAGAAGACGGGCAGTGGACATCTCACCACCATTCCTCTCCCGGACAGAGGCATCGCTACACCACTGGCATTGCAGGTTGCACTTGTTTGTGAACGACAACTCGACGACGATTGGCTGGCTCAGATCCGTCACGCCAAAGTTGTCGGCACGCAATATCGCCTCTAGTTTTCGTGGGAACAGAAACAGCTTTTCCGGGCCAATCTCAGACATCTAAATCCTCGCAAACAGCGGAGTCAATGGATCGGCTCAACAATTCACAACATTCAGCAGCGGAAGCTCTAGCATCCGAATCAGACCACGACCTCTTGTACGGAAGGTTGACGTGTATTCTCGAGAACCTCTCAGCGCCCGAGAACCCAGGGGACAGCGTGAAGTCATAGGTTGAACCGGAACACAACCCGGTTCTCTTGTACGAACTCACAGCCAGACACGACTGAACCACCACCGTATACTTGTAGCACGTCGAACCGGCACCCTGTAGCAACGAAAGGCCATGCTTACCCAACTCTTCCTCGTAGGCCTTGCGGACCATCTCCCGGTGGGCAACGATTGTGTCACTTGAATCAATCTCGGCCAACATCACAGCGGCGGACAACTCGGAAACCCGGAGATTGTACCCAGGGCTATCGAAGACACCGCCACCACGATCCTTCCCTTGGTTCGCAAACTTCACAGCGAAACCAAAATCGGCATCGTCCCGAAAGCTGGATATGCCACCCTCTGACGAAACAAAGACCTTCGTCGGATAGAAGCTCCACGCAGCGTAATCGGCCACCGTGCCCGCCAAACCATCCCCTTCCGCATACTTGCACAAGTGCGCATGGGAACAGTCCTCAACAAGCACCGCATTGAACTCGTCACAGACACCCTTGATGGCTTCAAAGGTTCCGTCGAAAACCCCGCCGTTGTGGACGTAGCAAACAACTGCCTTCCCTTGTTGTTCGCTGAGGGTGTCTCTCAAGCAACGTGGGCTCATAAGCCCACTCACCCCAACATCGACAAAGCGGACACGGAACCCGGCTCGCTCAAAAGCCGTCCCGACCATCGGAATCGTCATCACTGGGATCAAGACAACCTCAGCAAGAGACTTTCTGGCAATCGTGTGCGCTATCAGTTCAAGGGCCGTCGTGCCACTCGATACGGCCACACAACCGCCCGAAACGAAGCCATGCAGACCACCCCACTCTTCCTCGACACGCTCTGTCAATGGGCCAACACTAAGAAGCCCGGAATCCAAGGCACCGGCAATCAAGGAAAGAATTCTCGATTTATCTTGCTCTCCAAACATCTTCATCGCACCACCTTTGAACAAGAACCATAAGACAACAGCACTCTTTTGGGAACAAAAACAGACTCCCATGGAACCTCTATGGTTCCATGCTGCTCAAACGCAAGATACCTCCAGAGCGTCCCCCCAATATCACCGGAATACCGAAGATCAACGCCAAGCGGCATAGGCTTTTCCCAATCTATCTCGTGACCAACCTCGCCAAGCCGCACCTTTCCTTTCCACGTATGAACATCGAAAACGTAAGGCTCTGGGTACGGGACATCAATCTGACAGCCATCTTTTACCGGGAGAACCTCATCATCCTTGTCGGTATACGTCCTCGATAACAGACGCCACAAAACCAAAACCTCCTCGTCGTGACCAGCCGAAGCCAGCCTACCAACGATCCCAAGATTCTCTTTGCTCAAAACAGAATGAGACTGAACAGCATGAACCATGGACAATCGAACATTTTTCTTGATTCTCTCTGCAGTCGGAGTCCAGCACGTAGACATAACAACCAACTCGTAAAGATCCTCCATGGCGGAATCTTCGCCACCGGCAAAGGCAGCAGCTTTCTCCGCAATAAACGACGAAACATCCTTCGGGTACTTGTATTGGGGCGGATCGATTTTTGCCTCTGTGTCCTCGTAGCGCCAGCCATACGACGCTGCCACACCCATCCAGTAAGGAGAGAACAAACTCCTATCTCTCAACTCCCAGTCCTTCGCCGTGGCACAAAAACCACGGACCAACCTATACGTAGGCAAACCAGCGTACAACGACCGAAGCACCTGGAGAGAACTCATCTCTTCTCCCCAAATACTACGAAGGTACTGCCGGGCAGAACCCTTCTTTAGTGAATCCAAGATCCGAGCATAGGCCAGCGCCCTGCCATAGTTCCGAAGCCTTACTTCTTTGTGGAGTCCGCTCTTTGAGTTGTACCAGAGCGACTTGTTCCTCGCCTTGTAGTCACCAAACATAGGGTGCCCCGGAACGCTTCCCCGAAGATCAACGACCTCAACACTCCCATCTTTCATCTCGACCCGGACAGTGGACGTATCACCAAACAGCATCTGCTCCTCCAACTTTGCACCAACCAGCGTCCCAGCAAACTCACGGGCGAACGGAACTAAGGCAAGACAAGGAAACATGCCCGGAAGCCCTCAAGGTCCGGTCACGGCTCTTGTGGACTCCCAGGTCACGATTCCCGAATTGCCAGCCGATTACTCTTCGGTATCAGCGAGGTCATCACTCGGTTCTGCGTCTTCGACCGGATCCGGGTCTTCAGCCGGGGCCTTCCCTTCTTCGGACTCGCCGACCAGCTTATCAATCACCTCGTCACCGTACACGATCGCATCCTCTGTCGGATCGTAACCGATCAGCTTGATCCCAAGCTGGCGCTCGACATTCAACAGATACTCGGAGACTGTCTCAATACCCGAATTCGTGGCCAGGAAGTCTACGCAGATCATGTCAAGGGCGTGACCGTCCTTGTCAGAATCGGCCATCTGCTTCGCCTTCGACAAGGCACGCTCGACGTTGGAATTCTGATCCACGAACAAGGAGAAAGACTTTCGGATCAACTTGTCCTGGCTGGTGGATGCAACGTCCGGGGAGTCGCTATCCATCCCGCCACCGTCACCACCCTTCAGGTGCTCCATCAATTCCTTGTACGAAGCCCCGTTGAGCCTTGCCATCCACTCCTCGGCGTTGTCGTCCGTGACCACATTGACAAGCTCCTTCGCCTTCGTCCAACCCATCTGCTTGATCCATTCCTGGACATCGGGGGACATGCGCCCGAACCAGTCACGAATCGAAACAAGGTACTGCGCCTTCCGCAGATTGAATTCGAGATCAACCTCGATGTACTCCTGCCACGTCTTGAAGCCCCACGCAATGTAGTAGCTCTCGTTGTAAATCTCATGAAGGACCGAACTCAGATCCCAGTACGACTGTTCCGCACGGTCGCGGGCATCCTTCGCACTCTTTCGGACGTCGGCGTGCTCAAGCTCAACATCCACCGCACCCGCAAGAATCACAGTGGGCTGATCCACTGTCGTGCCGATGTCACCGGCACAGTAGTCATCTTCCGGTGGAACCTCTTCGGCACCCAGAGCATCCTTCACGACGCTCAGCCCAACCTTCCTCTTCTTCGATTCGACGCTACTCGTCTCAACTTTCTTCTTCTTCACCATCGCATCCTCCATGGGATAAACCGGAACCACTCGGCCCGGAACAAAAGCACATTCTCAAACCAAATACTACACCCAGAACACATAGTTTGTCAAGCGTTATTTAGGCGCTTGGCCTCCAGGGCACACTCGATCGAAAGGTCGCAATACCTGAACTTGTTGCCCTTTTTCGCCACACATTCAGGCAGCATCTCAGCCATGGCACCTACCGAATCAACGGCGGTGGCACAACTCTCAATGAGATCCAGTATCCTGCAGATAGCGGACTCATCACGACTCACCACATGCTCTGCCAGGACGACCATGGCACCATCGATGTCTTTCTTGATATACACGATCCTTGCCCGGCTCAGGCCAGACAAAAGCATATACGCTTGCACCTGCAAGACATGGCCGGCCTGCGGCTTCCCGCTCATCTCGTTGTCTACCGACCGGAACCCGTACGGATTGATCGTCTTGTACTCGAGGATCTCCTGCGTCCCGTCCGGCCATTCGATCACACCGTCACAGTGCCCGGACAGCCGAATCTTCTTGTCGGAAAACTCGACCTCGACATACTCGTAATCGTGACCGTCATCGGGCTTCTCGATCCAAACATCGTTATCACCCTTGACGACCCCGCCGATCCCGTCCGCACGCTTCCACCAACCCAGCACCTTCACTCCGTCCAATGCCTGGCCCTGCATCAACCAGTGGAACATATGGCCTATCTTGAAAATCCAGTTCAACGACGTACTGGCTTCCCCACGCATAGGCCCATCGAGCCTCATGGCCAACTGGAGGGCTCTTGGGCAGTAGTACGGCAACGAGGACGAACGGAACATCATCCCGCTCTTTGGGGGCTCTCCAGGGCCGTCACCCGACCCCAGTGCCTTGACAAGTATCTTGGAAAAACGATTGGCACGCTCCAGCTTTTGGTCGCGCACAGACCTGACCATATCTCCCAACATCTACAACCTCCACAGCCAACAACAGAACCCTAGATCATCTTCTCAACTTTGAATCGGTAACGCACGAGCTTCGTGTCTTCAGCCAACGCACCGTACAGCCCCTCAAGGTTACGCTTCCAACTCAGGCGATGCGTGAAGCCCTCGTCCTCAAGCATATGCTGGGCCGTCTTCGTGTCTTCCATCCGCTCCGCAACGGTACAGGGGCGAACCGTCAAGATCACAACCCCGGCGAACTTCACTTGCTCACCGTTGGCCTTCTCGGCCACGAGGGTTTCTTTCTCTCCAGCGATCTTGGCCTTGCCAGTAGCAAGCCTCGTCACGGCAGCGGCTTTCCCATTCCGAATTCGTCTCGCTTCAAGATCCGTTACCTTGATCATCACTGCCCTCCATCTACGCAATCGATTGCATCCGACAACACCCGGACAATACACCGGTGAATTCTCCCCGTCAACGCCGTTCCTCCATTCAATCCGACCGCCTGCTGTCCGTCAAGATGGCAGTCAGTCGTCCGTCCAGGTAAGCGATCTCCTTCCGGCACACCGCTTGCCTGTCCAGTAACGCACCAAAGGCAGAACTCAGGGCCGAATCAAAGGAGTCGAACACAGCGGACCTGTGCTTCGTCGCAGCTTTCATCAGAGTAGCCCCAAAACTACTCCCGTACCCAAGCGGGCGGACAACAGTTACGGTCTTCGTCGTCTCAGACGTGCACTCCAATTCGATGATAGAGAAGTTGCTGTGCTCGTAAATGTACCGCTTGAACGTATCCATTTTTTCCATTACATCATCCTCAGAAAAGTCCTGAAAATCTCGGTATAGAACGAGGACAGCACGACCGCAGCAGAATCGAAGTAGTGCTCCCTCATCGTGACCTGGAGCGGCTCAAACTTCTGCAACTCAGGGTGAAGGGCAAGCATCTTTGCCTCGACCATGGTTTTCGACGCAGATCCGGTCCCGCACAGGTCTTTCTTGACCGTCTTTGGTGGCCTCGCCACGATCGGGACTCGGAGCGCAATCAGCAACCCCTGGGAAATTCCCATCTGGTGATACGCAGCCGAATTCCTCGGGGCAGACATCGACTCTTCCGCCACCATCACTACGTTCACTCCGACGATCGCATTGTCCAACTCAGCCAGGAGGTAGCGGGCACGGTCAATGTTGTCCACGGCCACAGGAATCTTCAACTTGCTCTTTTCTGTGCGGATCACCCCGCCTCCAACAAACTTGCCAGAGCCTATATCGTACAGCGTCCAACCCAGCGACTTGAACCCAGGATCGATTCCCAACACAACAGGTCTACCCTTGATCATCTTCAACCTCCCACTCACCAAATATCTGCTCAACGGTCGGCACCCAAAATGACACCGAACCCCATGGACTCTTCACCAACTTCCCGTTGCTGGCAACAACCAGCCACACCCCGGCATGGATCAAGTCACCACGCCACGACACCGGCCTGCATCTGGCACCGAGCTCCTGCGCAATCCGAATCGCCCGGCGCATCGTCAACCTGAACAAACCCCCACCTAAGACGGGGGCTCACTATATCAGACATGGATCACAGATCACCCCTGGCGGTGAAGCCCTCTCAAGCCGCACTTCCGTCACCGTCCCGTCATCATCAAAACTAGGGACCAGAGAGCACACGATCGGAGAAGCCACCTCGAACAAGTGACCCCGCTTGAACACTATCAGGACCGAAGCATGGTCCCCGCCCAACTGCTTCTCGTCCGGCACCCAGAAACCCAACCGGCCCTTCACTGAGATCAAGGCATAGCCGTTCAAGGCGTACTGGTGCCACCACTCCTGATCCGTCTTCGTCGCAGGACAAATCAACCATGTATCCGCACGCCCAGACCTGGCCTCGAAAAACGCCTTCTCCACGAACTTCGACAAGATAGACTTCTTGTACGGCGGATTGCACCAACACACACCGCTCCAGTGCGTCGACGAAGGCAAGGCACTGTCGACCTCGGTGAAGTACCGGGCACACAGCGCACTTTCCTTCGTCGCTGCCACGTCCATATCGAAGCCGCCAATCAACCTCGACAACGCACCGAAGAAATCTCTCGGCGTCCGCCTGTCACCACGGTATGTCCCGCCATGCTTCCCCACTGGTCACTCCTTGTTCGGAACACACATCTCGGCGAACTCCGTCACGGTCACAACACTCTGCGCCCCGCAGAACTCACACGTGCCACGAATCCCCTGCTGGACCTCCACCGACTGACCCTCCGTGCACTTCACACAGATACCAAGTTGCAGGTCCGCCATGGACTCAGACACAAGCATCTCGTACGAATCCGAGTACCTGTTGTCCACCGCCACCTGCTCGATCACGATTCTCTTCTGCCATTCATCCGTTTCCCATACCAGCATCGTCATCTCCCTTACAAGATCGTCCAGTTGCCTAAGATATCCTGATACTCGATCGAAGTACAACCAGCGTTCGGAGTCCCGAAATCATCAAGAGGCTGGAACCCGTTCCGGGGAATCCCCGTTGCACTCGAACCGTCCGGCGACTTCTCGAACAACCGCCCCTCATAGTAAAGCTCCCCGTCGTCGTCCCTCATGCGAAACAAAACGCCAAGGCTGCGGATCGTACTCACGCTAAACACGGAACCACGAGGCCCGACAATCGACACCTCCTTCGGGTGGTCATCGTCGTCACCTTCCAAAAAATCCTTCGTAATCTCCCAAGAATACATCTCAACCTCCCACGCAATCGATTGCGCGTACAGGCAACCGCCACAACAACCGTGGCGTACCGTCTTGTTTATCTCCGAAACCGTGACGAACCGCAACTCTTCCGGGAAGCCTTCCGGCCACTTGCGGATGCTCCACAGGCCCGAATGGACACGGCCTGTCACCCTGGAGGCCAAACCGCCGCTTCTCATGCAGTGTTCGGGGAACGCCCACTCTTTGCCATCGATCACGACGACGAGATCGCCCCGGCAAAGATTCGGAAAAGCACCGCTGTATCTAATCTCGATCTCAACATTCAACATCTCAGCACCTCGCTAAAATACCATCGCCATGACAGCCAGGGCACAAACCAAGACACAGTACCCGAAGAAACTGGCCACAAACTTCACCTCGGGACCGTAGAGATCCCAGGCACGAAACCACCAGCTTTCTCGGCGCTTCATCTCTTTGTATTGTCTCAGAATCATTCGACACCCCCATTCGAGGCAACACTACACCCGTCCGCATAGTTTGTCAAGAAAATAATCACAACTAGCGAAGGGAACTCTCAGGCAGCGAGGCGGGTCCAGGGCAGATCAAGCATAATCTCTACAGCGGGCTCGAGGATTCTCCTCACACGCGCAAGACCATCAATAAGGGAGTCGTAGTCACGTCTAAGCTTTTCGGCCCTGGAAAGCACCTTTGCGGCGTAGTCCCTCGAGCTATCAAAGCATTTCATCCCGCTGTTGTAGTGGCACAGCGCCTCGGCCTGCTCAGGCCACAACTGGAGACACCGCCTGTAAGCGTTCACGCCGGCCTGGACCAAATCGCATCCCTTGACACTCTTACCGGGGCAGTGATACCTCGGCAAGACCTGCAGCGGTCCCATCGCACCCTTTCTGTTCGGATCATCCTCCCAGCGATACCTCGACTCGACGAACCCGATCGCTACGACAATGAACGGGTCCGCGCCCTGGTCAATGGCTTCCCTTGCTATCGTCAAGCACACGTCGTGCTGCTCCTGTCCCACCGCCCGCTGGTGCGGATAGTACGGCCCAGACAGGGCAATCATGCACAGTAGAAACTCTACCATGGCAAACCTCCTCTCTTGAATTGAACCGCAATAGACCACAGAACGTGGCCACAGTCAAACCTCGTCACCTAACCCGCATGTCCTTCCCTGTGTCGTAAGCCACGACAACAGGAAAAAGCACGGGCACCTGTCACCTACTTTCGGTTTTCGTTTCATCCTCATCCCTCCAATTGTTTTTTGTTGGCCACGATCCCGTCGGACGGGACGCCATCAATCAACAGTGTACGGAGTTGCTCTCCGGCCGCATCCATCGCAGCAGCCGTCGCCGCATCCGCCGCCCACACAGCAGCATCCGCAGCAACAGCATCCGCAGCAGCATCCGCAGCAGCATCCGCCGCCCACACAACAGCATCCGCAGCAGCATCCGCAGCAGCATCCGCCGCCCACGCAGCAGCCGTCGCAGCAGCCGTCGCCCACGCAGCAGCCGCAGCAGCATCCGCCGCCGCAGCCATCGCAGTGGCCCTAAGTTCCTCGTCACCTGCCCGCAGATAATCACGCACGACCTGTGGAGCATCCCACAGGTGAAGCACCTGACTGGCACACCAGCGAGCTAGATACCTCGAAACCTCCTCGTGCCCATCGCAGGTACACAACGCCCAGATAGCATCATCCGGGCCATTGTTGTCCAGAATTTCCAGTAGTGGAATCTCGGCATCGTCGTCCTCTGGAGCCCACGTACACAGGAAATCATACCGTTCCTCGCAGGCGTAATTTTCTCGCAACTTCCGTTTCGTCGTGCTCAACATGATTCCCCCTCCACAATGTCGTTTGCTATTGGGCAATCTTCGCCGTGGTAAAAACTGTAATCCAAACCTTTGCTAGCCCCACTCTGCGTCGAAGTTTTTTAGGCACTCTTCCTCATATGCAAGGTTCTTCCTCACTACTGCAAGGACAAGCGTTATCCGCTCCCTCGCCAGTTCAATCGCCTGCTCTCTGGAGGTAGCCAGCATACCTTCGCTATCCGAATACTTCTCAACTGGAACCTCCATGTGAGGGCACCTCCCCCGGACGTAGATATACGAAGGAGTCTCTCGAATGGAGTCGTACACTGCCATCTTCTTGTCTAGCCTAATTCTGAACCACTTCCTCTGTTTGTCCTCCATCTCAACTCTCCTCTACCTGGCAGACTGGGAGTTTCCGGTACTCGACCTTCGTGGTATTACTCATTGGGTTTCTCCTTCTCGGGCGTGACGATTATGGAAGGGTCGTAACCGTCGTGGTCAATGAGTGATTGCTTGACGTAATCAGCCTTGCAGTCGCAAGTGAAGTAGACCGTCGTCAGGTACTCCCCGTCCTCCAAGTAGACTCTCCACCCTACCACTTTACTTGTCATGGCGTTCTCCTAGAACTTGATTCGCTGGTCCTCTCCGTATCGAAAGCCACAACAATCGGAAGTGGTTCGTAGGGAAGGGCGTTAGTCTCCATAACGAAGTGAATGACCTGAACCACCTCAAGGAAGACGCTGCCATGGGGAATGGTATCTCCTCCTCTGGGGAGGGCCACTGACTGTACTTCCGACTCCTCTGGTACTCCTGAACAAACCGAATGCAAAATCAACTTAGTCACAGCTACACCTTTCTCTTTCGGGTTGTCATCCAACGAGGGCCGTCCTCGTAGTAGCCGCCCTCGACGTATTCCTTGTAACGGTCTCCCCGCTTGATTTTTCCGTCCTTGTGGTCCTTCCGGGCCGTACGGATCTTCGACACCCGACTAAACGTCTGGTGACCGAACCCTTCGCAGGAACAATCCTCTCTAGAATCACCGCAGACATCGCAACGCTCGTACGCTTCGTCGTCGTCTGTGTCTCTGTTGTTCGGGCAAGACGAGTTCTCGCAACTCGGGCCGTCCGAATATCCGCTCCACCCGCAAGTGGGGCATTTTACGTGCTGGAACCCGTGGTCTTCGGCCCATTCTCTTCTAGACATTCCATCTCCTGGCCCGTAAGGGCGTTCCGGGCCGG